CAATCAGACCAGACCAGGCAGATGATGGACACCCTGCGGCTGTTGGATGTGAGGTGTCCGGTATGTAATGAGCCGGTTGAGATAGAGATAAATAACCAGGCGAAAGCACTGTCAACTACTACATTAGAGGGGCAAGGGTAATGCGCCAGTCAATAATTATGGCAATAGATAGGTTGGGATATAGGGTAGGGAAAGATAATGGCTAAAATTAAGATAGCGTACTACGCAAGTAATGATGGTCGGGTAACGTCGCTTATGTTAACTTGGAAGATAGACCGTTGATAGTCGCCAATCTACAAATACGATAATGGTCAAAATAAGTTATACACATCTTATCAACAGGGTAAGACTTAATGATAGCACCAAACAAGATTTGATATTAAGTAAGCGTAAGGTTATAGGTTATCTATGCGCCTATGGCAAGAGGTTACCTATCACGCAGGTTAGGGTGTTGAGCGGTCAAGCGCACAAGTCGGTTGCCCCCAGGGGCGGGGTGGTCTGATATTATTATCTGTCCGGCAGTCAGCGTATAATTTTTTATGAAAATTTCTATTAACTTTTCTCCTAACCTTTCCCTGGAAGATTTTGCGATTAAGTATCTCTCGCACTATTTCTTGTCAGGCGTTCCGGCGTTCCATAAAGAAATCTATTCGCTTGTTTCTGATAAGCGTTTGATAATTGCGGCTCCGCGTAAGTTTGCGAAGTCCACTATCTGCTCTTTCTTCTATCCGCTCTGGTGTGCGGTTACGGGCCGCAAGAAAGACATTACGCTATTAAGCCGCACCGGGTCTTTGGCGGAAGAGTGGTTGCGGAAGATTAAGAATGAACTGGAACATAATAAGGGCTTGCAACGGGACTACGGGGATATTACCACGAAAGATAAATGGACGGAGGATTATATCATCCTGAAAAATGGCGTCCAGATTAGGGCAAAGGGTGTCGGGTATCAAATCCGGGGCTATCACCCGGACACGGTAATCATTGACGATATGGAAGATGATGAGTCGGTGATGAGTGAAACCCAGACGGAAGCCCTGAAGGAATGGTTTTACCGGGCGTTATTGAATACCCTGGAAGTCAATGACCAGTTAATTGTAATCGGCACAATCATATCGGATACCGCTTTCTTAAATGAGTTGCTGGCCAAGAGCCGGAAGGATGAGGGCGGCTGGACTACCCGCCTCTACTCCGCTTTGACTGCTGATGGGAAATCTATCTGGCCGGAGAAGTGGCCGGTGGAAGCCCTGATGCAACGGAAAGAAGAAATCGGCACTTACCGTTTCTCCGCCGAATATATGAATGAGCCGATTAGTAAGACCGGGCGCAAGTTCTTTGCCGAGTGGTTTAAGTTCTACCCGGCCGACTTACATTTACCCCAGGATGAGTTAGATGATTCCGGCTTACCTAAACTTGTTCCCCGCACCCGGTATATGATTGTTGACCCGGCTATGTCAGAAACGAAAGACGCTTGCCCGTCAACCATTGTCATTGTTGATGTTGACAGCCGGTGGCGGATGTTCGTAATTGTAGCCCGGCGTTTTATGGTATCTCCCTTAAAGTTGATTGAGGAGATTTTCAATCACCAGGCCATTTACAAGTGCCATCGCATAGGCGTGGAACAGGTTGCCTACCAGAAGGCATTGAAGGACTTTCTCCGTAAGGAATCGTTACAGCGCGAGGTTTATCTTCCGCTGATTGAATTAAAAACCGACACCCGGACTTCAAAGGAAATGAGGATTGAAGGCGCATTATCCCCCCGGTTTGAGCGGGGTGAAATCTTTATGAAGAAGTCGCAGACCGATTTACAGGATGAACTGTTACGATTTCCAGGCGGAAAACTTCGGGATTTGGTTGACGCGTTGGCTTATGTTCCACAAATTGCTATCCCTCCCCGCATTGAGAAGGGCGCGCACACATTAGGGAATATGCAGGACTTCGCTTCCCGTAATTGGGCGACCGGTTATTAAAATGGACAAAGAAGGATTGCCGCCGGAATGGTCAGGGGAAGAAGACGAAGACGGTGAGGATGATGACTGAACTTTTAATCATAGTTGGCATCTGGGCTTTCGGTTTCGCTTGCGGCTGGCTTATTGCCAAGCGTAAGAGTAACCATAAACCGCGCCAATACAGTATCACGGAATAACAGGAGGACATTATGATGACAAGAGGTAATGCGCCGAAGTTAATGAACCCCGGAATGGGTAAGGTTAAGAAACACAAGCCAATGAAAATGCCCGCTATCTCCAAAGGGCGTAAGCCATTTATCGCCAAAAAAAGATGAGAGAAATAAATAGGGGTATCAAAAAAGAAGATGTCGTGAAGGAGTTGGTTACACTCTATAACGATAACAAGCAGTCCACATACCGGGTAACTAACGAGTTGGAGTGGATAGAGAACCAGAAACTCTACTTATCCCGGCTGGACGCCAAGACATTTCCCTGGGAAGGCGCAAGTAATGTTGACCTGGGCATAGTGGAAATGACGGTAGATAATATCAAGAGCCGGTACGCGATGTCCACCATAGCCGAAAAACCCTTCTTTAATGCCCTGCCGCGCACCAGTATGGGTGAAACTAACCGCAAACTGGTTCAGGAAGCGATGTCCTGGGTGTTGGATGAACACCTTAATATCGGACTTGTTACCGACAAAGTAACCCATAACCTTGCTAAACACGGCACTTGCTTTACCAAAAGACGCTGGACTATCCCGACCCGTGAGATAACCCGGATGTCTTTTGACCAGCAAGCCGGTATGCAGACCGAAACCGGATGGCTGGCTGAACCCAGGGGTATTGTTGATGTCCCGGATTTACAGCACTTATTCTTTCCTGAAGAAGCGGATGACGATATTCAAAACTGCCATTATAATTTTCACCGGGTATTCCTTTCGGAAAGCGATTTGAAACACCGGATGGATAAAGACAGTCCGTTTGGCTATGATAAGGAAGGCACGGAGAAAACCCTGGTATCATTAAGAAAGAAAATGCAAGACCGGCAAAAGACCGCCGCGCAGAAGAATGAAAAGATACCACAGCAATTATCCCAGGACAAAGCCGAAATATTAGAGTGCTATGTATTCTTTGATGGCGATAAAGACGGCTATGACGAGCAGATGATATTTACCATTTGCCCGGAAGCCAACGCCTATCTTAAAGGACGCTTCCTGGCCGATGTCTATTTTGATGGTATGCGGCCTTTCAACCGTTTTGTCTATAAGGATGTCGGCTTACTCTATGGCCGGGGTATTCCGCAGATGTTAAAGAATTACCGGGAGGCAATGAACACGATATTTAACCAGGGTGTTGACTGCACGATGATGCAGATAATCCCCTGGTTCTTTTACCGCTATGCCTCATCCTTTAAGCCGGAAGAAGTCAAGTTATGTCCGGGTAAGGGTATCCCGGTAGATGATATTAACGATGTCCGCATTGCTACCTTCCCGGCTACTGCGCCTATCGTGGAACAGGTTATCAACCTGATGATGACCTTCGTGGAACGCCAGACCGGAATATCTGCGCCAATGCAGGGCGAGCCATCGGGAAGCCGGACTACCGCCTATGAGGTAGGCACGATTATATCAGAAGGCAATATCAAACATCAGGATAGGATTATCTCTTTCCACCGGGAATATTCCAATATGCTGGAAGGTATCTATCATCTCTACCGGCAGAATATGACATCGGATATGGTAATGCGCCTTGCCCCGGATGACCCGCAGAAGGGTCAATACCTTTATCCGCAAGCCGACCCCAAGAGTTTCTTACCGGAATATGATTTTATTATTCTGGGTAATTTGACGATGGGTAATAAACAAAGTGAAATGCAACTTACTAATGCTCTCTACGATAAACTTATGGCCAATCCCTTTATCATAAATAACCCGAAGGCGATTGTCCAATGTTTGAAAGACCTTTTGAATTCCTACGATAAACGGAATATAACTAATTATCTACCGCCGGAAGAAGTAACAAATGCGTTACAGGACGCACAGCAGAAGAAGGTAATGGCGGAAGCGGCAAGCGGATTCCAAGATGGCGGACAACCGGGAGGCCCGGGTCAACAAGGAGGCGGAGCAAATGGCGGTGCGCCAGGAACTAAATAAACAAGAGCAGATAGACGCCTTCAAAGAAACCATCCGGTCCGAAGGTTGGGATGTTTACCAAACCCGGATTGAGAATATATTTCAATCGGCTACCGCTAAATTGCTGGCGTCAACGAAAGATGATTTGGATGAGAACAGGGGATTTTATAACTGTATCAAACTCGTGAAAGAATTGAAAGATAGGATAGTGCAGGAGAAGTAATCGCCAGGGGTGGCGTTAAAAACCATTGGAGGATAAATGGATGGAGATGTAAAAGAGACGATTGCCGAAGAATCATCTGCTTTGGCGATAGATGACGGAACCGGGAAAGAAGATAAACTCCCGGAGAATATACCCTATGCCCGTTTTAAAGAAAAGGTTGATGAGACCAATTCCGAAAAGACGGCCAGGGTAGCCGCTGAAACAAGAGCTGAAAGAGCCGAGCAGGAGTTGGAATTCCGCAGACAGGCGGATATAGAAAAACTTGCCTCGGAAAGAACAACGAAAGCCAAGCCGGACATAACGGATGATGAACTTCGGACGATGTGGGAAGATGACCCGATTAAAGCAATGAAAGAATTTGTCAGCAGACAGCGGGCGGAATTATTGCCGGAAGTTGAACGGGCTGTTTCTTACCGCATAGCGGCTGAACAGGTCAGGAAAGAAGTAATTTCAGAACACCCGGAATTACTGGACAAGACAAGCCCCTTCTTTATTGAGGTGGCTAATTTCATCGCGGTCAGGCCTCAACTTGGCAAAGACCCGGAAGGGTTGCGGATTGCGACTGACGCCATTGACTTGAAGTTTAGAAGGGCAAAGGAGAAGGCGCAGACTGATAAGGACACCGGCGACCGTAAGTTTAGGGGTAAGGACACCTCCGGCATAGAAGGCAAAGGTCATTCCGTATCTACCGAAGAAGGGGAACTGGACGACGAAGGCAAATCATTCTCCGAGAAGATAGGGGTTGACCCGAAAAAGATAGCGGCACGGTTAAAGGCAAATCCACAATATAGACAGGGGAGGAGATAAACAATGGCTAACGGTCAACCAGGACGACCCAGAAGGGAAGATTTACACCAGAACGAAACCGCAAGCGTGAGTGTTACCAGGGATTATACCCGTCCCGACCCGTTGAAAGTTGAAGCAGGTAAGGATGGTATGAGAAGGCGATGGATAAGGAACACGCCGGACAACATCGCCAGACAGCAAGCCGGTGGTTGGAACATCATCACAGGGGGTGCGCCAGAAAAGGTGGCTATCAATCAGTCCGCGGATGGGACTAAAAGATACGGCGACTTAATACTGGCCGAAATGCCGGAGGACAAAGCGAGGGCGAGGGACGCCTTTTATCGCAATCAGGGTCAAAGGCAGGTTGAAAGCACCAAACACACAAAAGGTGGAGTAAGGAACGCGTCATTTACAGGTGAGGTAGATAGAAAAGAATAGGGGAGGTGAACTAAATCTATGGCAACAATCGCTAAACAATCTGCGAAGATTGTACAACCGGGACACGTTTACCATTACGGTGAATCTGCGGGTTGCACGTTTATCAAGGGTGAATTTGTTTACCTGAATGCGGCTGGTCAGTTGGTGGTATGCGCTGATGACCCCGCTGTTGTTTTGGGTATGGCTCTTGAACCTGCAACCGGAACGACCAACAACGCAATCGCCGTGTATGTTGCGGAACCGGGTGTGCAGTTTGAAATGAACATCTATTCCAGCGTAACGGCTATCACAATGATAGGCCACCAGTACAGTTACTACCACGACGCAACGAACCACTGGGCTATCTTGGATAATACCGATACAGCGAACCGGGTGTTTGAAGTAATTGCGCTCTCTCCGAGAGACGCAGTTGGAGATACCTACGGCCGGGTTATCGTGGAAGTCTGCGAACTCGTCGCACAGTTAGGTCAAGCCACATCATAATAATTGAGGGGGTGATTGTCAAATGTTGTTACGAGCAAACGCTTCGGAACTTCTCTGGCCCGGACTTGATGAAGTCCTGTTTGAGAAATGGAAAGAGAAGAATCCGATGTACAAAGAGATTTACAACGTGAAAACTTCCAAGAAGAAATACGAAAAGACGTTGGGTTTCTCTGGCTTCGGCAATCTGGTTGAGAAACCGGAAGGCCAGGATATGACCACAGACGACCCGATTCAAGGTTACGAGACTACTTTCACGCACAAGACCTACGCTCTGGAAGCCCGGATTACCGATGAGATGGAGGACGATGACCTTTACGATGTCATCAAGAGACTGCCTCCGGCTTTGGCAAATTCGGCTATGCGGACGAAAGAAATCTATGCGGCCGCAGTGTTTAACAACGGGTTCTCCGTTGCCGGTTCTACCTATATGTCCGGTGGAGATGGCCAGGTTCTTTTCTACGCCAGCCATCCGCTGACAGGCGGTGGGACACAAACCAACGTGCTGGGGACTGCGGCTGACCTTTCCGTAACCTCTCTTGAGGAAGCACTTTACACCTTGAGACAGACGGTTGGGGACAGGGGAGAAATTCTCTCTCTTGAACCAAAGACCCTGCTTGTTCCTACGCAACTTGGACGGGTTGCTTTTGAACTCACCAAGTCTGCGGGCAGGCCGGATACCGCCAACCGCGCGGATAACTGGCTGAAAGAACAAGGACTAACATATAAGGAATGGGCTTATCTTACCGACACGGACGCTTGGTTTGTCCTGTGCGGTTCTGACCAGCACACCCTTCTGTGGTATGAACGCCGGGAACTGTCCACGGATATGGACAGGGCTTTTCACTCCAAAGACCATCTCTATTCGGTAGATTGCCGGTGGAGTAATGGGTACGAGGATTTCCGGGGAACTTTCGGTTCTCCTGGGGCGTAAGTAAGGTTTATATTTAATCGGGGGCGTGGACGCCAAGCGACTGCGCCCCCAATACGGAGAAAACAAAAATGGCTAAATTTAACCCTATGACAACCGATTCCACGACTTTTGGAACCGGAGATAAACAGCAAGTATTGTATGTCCAGTCAGAAGCAACACCGGACAAGCCGTCTATTATCGCTCTTGACGCACCCGCCGACAGCACCGGGGTTATTGTAACTTACTACCTCTGGGTAGATACCGATGGCAAGTTGAGAATCGGCACGGCTATTCCAACCAATCAGAATGGAGAGGGTACTATCGTAGGAAGTCAATCCTAAATATGACCTTCGGCCTGGGTATCATTTCCTATTGCGGATGGTTGCGGTGCGATAAGTTATTGGAGTCCCTGAAATTCAACGATATCAAGATACCAATAACTGTCTTTGAGGACTTATCGCCATACCCGTATATGACCGCAAGGTATCAGCGTGTGTGCGATAAACACGGTGTTCCGTTATCAACCTCCGCCGAATGGGTTTCTATTCAGGGTAATGCTAACCGGGCAATGAAAGCAATAGACGCCGATGTAGTAATTTTAATGTCCGATGATGTTATGGGAACGCCTCACGCCATAGATAATATGGTTTACTTCTGGGAAAACAATCCCGGAATTAAACTTGGCGGTGTTTTGTTTTCAAGATTAGAGGCGGCTCATCTGGTAAGGGATGGATATTTACGGAGTGAACGAGATTTTTATGCACTTGATTTGAATGATGTTCCGCCCAGTAATGATTGTGTTGAGCCGAAAGTAATTCATAGTTTACACGGTTCGGCTTGCGCTATCAGCAAAAAACTTTACAACGAAGTCGGCGGATTTGCGCCATCGCACTGGGCTTTTGATGAGGATATCTCCTGGCAGATGTGGTTAAATACCGATTATATCTGTTGCATAATCCCCGGCTATCCTATGGTTCACCTGGGCGGCGCAAGCCAGCCAACCAATGAACACGAAGATTTAAGGAGAGCAGACCAGAGAGAATTAGCGGGTAAGGATTGGGGTATTCCCTACCCGGAAATTAACCGAAAAACAATAATGGCGGTGGAACAAAAACAGGTGGAGTATAACGCAATATTAAAAGGGGCAAAGACATACCGGACAATATGAAATTCCTACTGGTTACAAGGTTTTCGGAAGTTGAGCCATTGGGATGTCTTTACCTTTCGGCGGCTTTAAAACGTGCCGGACACTCTTGCCAGATATATCTATACAAGCCATCGGAATTTTCTGTCTTTGAAGTTCCCGATAAAGTCAGGGAAATTAGACCCGATGTTGTCGGGTTCTCTACCTATACCGGAGAACATAATCACGTCTATTCGTTTTGTGAGTCATTAAAAGGTAGCGGTATCAAGACCGCAATAGGTGGTCCTCACACTCTTTACTTTGCCGATGAGTGCCGGGAACACGCTGACTATGTTTTCCAGGGTGAAGCATTGGTATCACTCCCTTTACTTGACGATAAGACCCTCTACCCTCTTGTTGATGTCAAAGATATTCCGCACCCCGATAGGCAGGGTTTGTACGAGGTCAGTGAGTTCCACAAGAATAATCGGATTAAAAATATAATGTGTTCCTTCGGCTGTCCTTATGATTGTAGTTATTGCTACAACCCATTGTATAAGGAACACTATCAGTCTGGCAAGGTTCGTCTGCGCCCGGTTGATGATGTGATAGATGAGGCGAAAGAAATAGATTCATCCCTGATATTTTTTCAAGATGATTGTTTCGGGTTCAGTATGCCCTGGCTGAAAGAATTTGCTGATAAATGGAATGGCAGAGCATACCATTGTCAGTTGCGGTTTGAGATGGCTACGCCGGAACGGTTGCAGTTATTGAAGATGTCCGGTTGTACCGGAGTAACCTGCGCCATTGAGAGCGCAAACAGGGATACCCGATTTAATCTGCTTAACCGTAAGGTTGAGGATGGGCAGATATTAGAAGGCGCACGGTTGATTAAGATGTATGGTTTACAGTTGCGGACAGAGCAGATGATTGGCTTGCCGGAAACCACCAAAGAGGATGACCTGAAACTGCTGAAATGGAACGTGGATATTAACCCGACGATTGCCTGGGCTTCAATCTATCAACCGTATCTGGGTACACCGCTTGGGGAATACTGCGTAAAGCAGGGTTATTACTCCGGTGATAATTCGGACATAGCCGGGGATTTTTTTAATGGTTCGGCACTTAACTTTGACATTACCCGCAAGGCGGAGATTAAAGCCCTGCGTGATATATTTAGCGTCTGCGCTCATATACCGGACGGCGACAAATTAGCGGACAAGATTATGTCCGGCGCAAGTATGCAGGAAGCGATTAAGCCACACCTATACAATATCCTTTATGGTTAGAAAGATAATGGTTCAGAAGGGGATTGGCGATGTGTCATGGGTATGGTCTAAACTCTGCGACCTTGAAGAAAAGTTTTATTTCTGTATTCCGCAGGGATACCCGGAAAGGACTGCGCCATTTCTTCGTATGTTGCCGGGGGTTGTTGGTGCTGATGAAAAAGCACCGTTTAATATGCGGGACGCAAGAGTAATGAGAATGAAGCGTCCGTATGTTACCTGGGCTGATGTTCTGAAACAATATGGTGAGGAACCCATCTACCTGGAATGTAATGACCACCTGATAGCCGGTCATCCTTTATCGGAGTTCCTGCCGGACTTGCCGACAAACTATCATTACCCGATAAATACCCTGCCGGAACACAAGGCGAAAGCAGAGGACTTTTTACGTCCGGCAATAGGTAGATATACCCTGGGCATACATTGTGCGAATATAGTGGGCGCAAGGGCGTGGAAAGCGTGGCTACCGGAGGATTGGGTAGAGTTTATTAAGTGCGCCGTAAAGGACATACCTAACCTGACCGTTGTTTTCCTGGGCGGATATTGGGACATTCCCACCGCCGCCGAAGTAATAGGCAGATATGGCAAGGGATTAAGTTATCTTGACCTGACCGGAAAGACCGATATTGGCACGGTTATTGAAGTATTGAAATTACTAAATTATTACATCGGGTTTTCTTCCGGTCTGAATGTCCTGGCAAATGTCATTAACAAACCGTGTATGGCTCTCTGGCCGGACTGGCAGGATTCGCTTAAATATTCCTGGGCTGACCCAGAGACGATAGATAATCGGACTTACCTTGCCAGCGTGTATGATTCTCCTGACAGGATTTATTACCGAATGAAAAGCGTATTGCCAAACGATGGGACTTGAGGACTATAGCGGGGCTAAAAGAAAGTGCGACAGGTGTGGCCGCCGATTTATGATAGAGGATTTATCGGAAGACCGGGCTACTCCGGGATTATTTGTTTGTAAAGAGGACAATGATTTATTGGGGTTCAACGAGGCAAAAGCGGAGTCTCCAAGAGATATTAAGGAATCACCGCATTTCAAATAGGAGGGTAGGATGGCGAATCAGATTGGTAAGACACACTGGACTCTGGACACGGTAGGGGTTATCAGCACCGCCCCCGTATATATAACAAGTATTCAATGGGTGGGCGATGGCACAACCGAACTTGGCGATGGCGATATTTGCCAACTTCAAGACAAACTGAATGGCACGGATATATTCTACCGGAAATTGACCGGGGTTACGGAAGGGGCGCACCAGGGCTTCCCCGGCGGGTTGAGGGTAGATGGACTTTACCTTGCTGTTTTGGGTAATGGACATTTAATTATAACGCTCAAGACTTCGTGAGGTAACAATGACAGTAACCGATATTATTACCCAAGTCAAAAATAATGTTGACCGCACGGACTTAACCGACGCCAAGATTTATACCTGGCTTAACAACCGTCAACGGACTATTCAGCAGATTGAGAACGCTTATTTTATGAATAAGACGGTTACGACTCCTACGATAGCCGCACAGCGTTCCTATGTTGTGCCGCTTGATTATAAAGACGAGTTGATAATCTCCCTACTGGATGGCAACCAGCGGACTATTCTTCCGAAATGGCGGAGTACCGAGCCGGAAAGGAATGTATCCGTCAATGACCGGCAGG